CGATACGAATTGTTCTGCCCCATCAGGGCTTTGCTGGTCGCGTCAGGCCCAGCATTTTTTATGTAGTCAGGTACTTCAAAGGGCAACGCGTCAGTAGACTGGCTTGGCTCGGGCGCACCTAGGGCGGCGGCGAAATCAAACAGGTCAACCTTGCCATCACCAACCATGTACTCCACTGGAAGCGGGTTGTCGGGTTTTTTAAAGTTGTGGGTTTCTGGCACGCGAAGGATACGCGCCATGTCAGTTGTGCAAGAGGGGTCAGCATGAAGCCCACGTTCAACGCATACATCTTTCAAACGCTTGGCTACAGGTAGCCATGTGTTCCTATCAATACTCTCAGGCAATACCCAATACACATGCACCCCGTTACCAGAGTTGATGCAGATGGGTTGTGGCAGATTCAAGTCAGCGCAGAACTGTCCCAGTGCCGCCATTGCCAGATCACGTGATGCGTAATCTTTGTTGGGGCCACAGTCTAGATCAAGCCAAAATGCTTTGGCTCTGTATGCGTTGGCAGCTAGCCTACGGGGTGGAACAACTTCAGGGTCAAACGAAAACATCGCATAGTACGTGTCAGCGTCAGCACTGTAGATGTCCTGTATTTCTGTGATAAGAGAGGGAATGTCAGATGCGAACCGTGTACGTAACTTCTCCTGCTTGATGCCGACCGCGCAGTATTTGCCAGTATCCGGCAACACCGCATTTAAAAATTCGGTCAATGTCATAGGGGTGATTCGGTTTAATGGCGGTCAATATAGTTTTGGATTTTTTTGGCGGTTTCAGGGCGTGGTGAATACTCACCCGCAAACCACGCATAAACGGTTATCTTCGTAACCCCTGCAATCTCGGCAACCTTCTTCACCGATATGTTTTTCTTGATGCAAGCCCTGCCGATTTTTACACCGGTTAACTTTCCATCAGCTTGTTTGTTTCTTAGCACGGTGGCTAATGTGTAACCAATCATCGCTGTCTTTCGTTAGGTGGGGTGACTTAAAGGGCACATAAAGTGGGAACGTGTCCCACAGCGTCTTGCCGCTTCCCAGTGCCACCCCGATTGGTTTACTCGTCGCTGTCGTCTGCCCATGCGTCAAGCACAGAGGCTACGTCTTTGGATTCCGTTTTCTTCACGGCACGTTTGACAGGTTCGTCAACAGCTTCTGCTTTAGCGGCAGGCTTAGCGGCGGGTTCAATGAAAGGAGAAGGCTTTGGTGCATCACCATCAACCTGCTGAACAGTTTGTGTCACAGCGGCTAACGCATCGGCTGAATCACCTTGTGCCTTGCTCTCAGCCAACTCTTCCACAGACAAGGGGCGCACTGCGCGGAAGGTCAGCTTGGGTGTTGCACTGGATGTATCTAAACGCATCTCAGTCACAACGGCTGTGACAGGGATACCATGACCGCCCAAGAACTTGGCGTACTGTTGCAGTGGCATCTTGCCATTATCACCTGTGCCGAAGATCGACTGACCGGGCAACGACAACTGATACACATCACCTGCCAGATTGTTTTCCAAAGCCACCGCGATGCGTTGGTTGAAGCGGCAAGCACGGCTATCACCCTGACCAGAACCTTTGATGTTCTGTTGGCAGGACATACAGCTAGTTGACTGCGGGCTTTTTACCCCTGCATCGGGTATCACGCCATCGTTGGATGAGCATGAAGGCGCAGAGTTCTGGCCTTCCACGTAAGTGCCTGCATAGTAACTGCGGGATGTTTTCTCAGCAGAGCGCACGACTACCACGTTCATGGCGCGTTCGTCATTCTGTGCAACTTCTTTACCGCCAACAATCATGCGGAATACACCGCCACGGATAGAGATACGTTTGCCTGTACCACCGCCACCCATCAGGGCTTTGGTTGTTGCGTCTAGTTCAAGGTTACGCAAGTGGGCTGGGAGGGTGTTACCACCTTGGGAGAAGAGAGCGAGATCAGACATTTGGTGTTTCCTTTTTGATGAAAGTGTTAATAATTTCTAAGTCAATGTTAAAAAATTTGGCAAGGTCACTAGCGAAGAATCGATAGTTCTTACCAACGCGAATGAAAGGTATACGCTTCACAGGATTTTCTTCCTTGATGAGCGCGTGAACAGTTGACGGTGCGACTTGCAATAGCTTCGCCACCTGCGCCAACGTAAGTGCAGTTTCCAATTTAGCTTCTCCTGACAGTTACAGTATATTTGTGATCCACGTTCAACCCTGTTGGAAGTACATCAGGATTTTCCCGTAGGAACTCTTTCATATTCAACTGCGATATGCGCCTCTCAACTAAGTCAAGTGCGTCATGGTCACGGATGAATTTGTGCATTGCGGCCCAGTCGCCTGTCCAGTAGCGTGTTTGCACTGTACGTATCGCTGTGCCGTGGGCCGTCTTGATACTCTCGGCTCCCGTTGCTTTGCAAGTCTCAAGCAAGTTTGATTCAACCAAACCCATTTGCTCTTTGATTGCAAGGTCTTCTGCTTCGTACTTCGCTTTGAGGGCGGCACGGGCATCGCGCATCTTAATGTATACGCGTACTAATTTATCTGCTGTTATATCCATGTTGCTTTCCGTTTCGTTTTTTGGTTAATGATACACCCCATCTTTACTTTGTCAAGTACCTCCATAAATTTATTTGTTTAAATCAAATTCATCTTTATAAAGTTCCATCAAATTGAACTGTGCTAACTCTTTTGTTTCTAAAGCTTTGTACAGCTTGGCCTCTACTGGACTTCCTTGGAGCTTGACAACCAAACATTTGTTGACTTGCCCTGCCCTGTGGATACGTGCATTGGCTTGCGCGTATGTCTCGTATGATGTAATGGGCGCCCACCAAACAATGGTGTTTGCCGCGTGCAAGGTGACGCCGTGTGATGCAGCTTGGGGCTGTATGACAAGCACCCGTGGGTCTGGCTCGTCTTGGAACTTGCGAAAGATTTCAGTGCGCCTGCCAGCAGGTACGCCCCCATGTATCACATCCACTGTGTAGCCATCCCTGCGCAGTTCTTCAAACAGAATCTCAATGGCATGGCGGTATGGGGCAAACACCAATACCTTATGGCTGGATTCGTCAATGACTTCCTTGAGCACAGCCGTGCGACTGCTAGAGTCAAAGGTCACGATCTCACCACTGTCGGAATAGACTGCGCCACAGGAGATTTGCAGTAGCTTGTTCAGCTTGGCGGCGGCATTGATTGCCGTGACTTCCTCCCCTGCCGCTTGCATGGCCATCACCTTGCGTAGCTTCTCGTAGTAGCGTATCTGCTGTGGGGTCATGGGAACTTCACGCTCTGCGTACAGCAAATCTGGCAGGTCAAGGCATTGCTCTTTGGTGAACCTGATCGCAGGCTGAAGCAGTGTGCTGACCACCTGCTCTGCTTCCCGCTTGGGTGCCCACTTGAACTGAGTGATCTTGTTCATCACTTGGTCACGGTACATGGAGAAGCTACGAGGTGTAGCCGATGGGTTGACTAGCTTAGCCAGACCATACGCATCAAGGGGCGACTGTGAGGCAGGGGTTCCTGTCAACATCCATAGCCACATATTGGGCTTGACGATCCGGTTCAGGGTGCGCCAGCGGGTAGTGGTTGCAGTCTTGTAGGCGTTGGCTTCATCGATTACCACCATGTCAAAGTTAGCCTTGGCAATGTCGTCTTCCACAATGGGCACGCCGTCGTAGTTGATGATGACAAACTCTGCATCTGAATTGATTACTTGCTGCCGCTTTTCTTTGGAGCCGTAGGCAATGCCAACCTTCCTGTGCATCGCGCCCTTGAAGATGTCGTTCTGCCACGCTGACTGCATGATTGATAGGGGGCAGATAATGAGCACCCGCTTGATGTGCTTGGTGTTCATCAAGTAATCACACGCCCATGTGATTGAGAGTGTCTTGCCTGTGCCCGGCTCTGAGAAGCAGAAGGCACGCCTGTGCAGGGTGAGAAATGCGGCTGTTTGTTTCTGGTGTGTGAACGGTTGATAGATGCCCGGCCACTTGTATTTGGCAACGATGGGAGATGGTACGTTCTTGACCTTCAGGTTCTTTAAGACCTGCGCTTCTTCCAAACCCCAGTGCACCATCACTGTACTGATGGGGCCTTCCTCAAGCAATGCGCTTTTGGGTATCACGTTCAAGACCCTGTACGGGTTCTTTAATTTAAGTTTTAATGCTTTTCCGTCAATGATTTCCATACATTCTCCAATGCAAAACAGACCGAAAGTGACATCCACTTTCGATCGCTAGGTGACACCTTACGGGTGTCAATCGGTCAGATCATCTAAACGGAATAGTAAAAACTCTGACTGATGCGGTTTAAGGGTTCAACTTTAAAAAGCCCCCCGTGCCACCACTCACACCTGACGTGGCACGTATTATTTTTTCTTAGGCTTGTTTACCTTCACGGTGTGGTCGCTGTTGCGGCTGAACGAACGGTTGGCGCTTGGTGTTTTAAGTTGCAGGTTGCTCTTGGCCGTGCTTCCACCTTTAGATAGTGGGCGCTTGTGGTCAATATCTTTTCCCGTACGGTCAATGCCTTCTTTGTCGTAAAGGTCACGAGCTTGCTCACGTTTTCTTCTTGTAGGTAATTCATTTCTGTCCAACTGCTGTTGGTATTCTTTCTTATAGGGTCTAGGTTTGTTTACGTAGGGCATATCATTTCCTTCCACAATGGGCGCAGGATGACACCCAGCAGTAATTTTTACACAATCCGTTGGGTTTTGCATTCCAAATATCTGCGCTGTAGGCACCTTCCAACATCATGACTTTGGGCATCCAGTTGCCCCAGTACCTGTGCTGTTGTTCTACTTCAAACATAGTTGGTACAAACTTATCCTCGGCTAAGAACAGCAAGCCGCCCTTGACCTTCTTGACTTCTGGGAACATCTTGAACACTGCAAGTGCCATGAGTTCCAACTGCCCTAGGTCAGCGTAGCGTGACTTGCCAAGCTTGTAGTCAACCACACGGGCTTCACCCTTCTCACGGTCAACGATCAGCAGGTCAGCTACGCCACGGAACCAGCAGTCAGGGGAGAAGAAGTCGCAGGGTTCCAGCTTCTCAGTCAGCGCCATCTTTAATTCACAAAACTTCTCGCCCTGTATCTTGAGCAGGCTATCGAGCGCAGGCTTGATGAAGGCAAACTTCTCAGGTATCTCCTTGCCATCCCGTATGTACAACTCAGCAACCTCGTGTACCAACTTGCCATAGAGGGCTTGCTCACCCTCGGGTTCCTTGATGTCCTTGAGTACCTTGGTATGGTAGAACTTCTTGGGGCATGTGGTAAATGTCTTCAGGCTACTGAATGACCATGCAGGAATCTTTGCCATCAACAATCTCCGTAACTCAATCCCATACCGCTTTCGCAGTTGACTGGTAAACCTTCAGCCCATGACGGAACCCAACGCATGCAGGATT